GCCATGACACAATCATCAAAGCATCCTGCCTCTGCCTGCATAGCACCGCTTTCTGTGACGATGTAAGTAAGCATTTCGCGTAGCGTGACCTTACAATTAACTTCTAACTGCTCCTCGCGCATGGCGGCTCGTAGTTGGTCAATAATTAAAGGTTTTGTTTTAGAAGTTGTTGTGAAACCTAGCTTTGTTGTCTCACGGTCTGTGAGCTTGTCTAGCTGAGTCTCAGTGTAAAAGTTAGGGTAAGCCATATCTTTACCTAGCCGTGTACACGTTAGGATTCCGTGAGAGTTGTTCTCTACACAGATAAAGGCTTCGTTGTAGTACTCACCCAAGGCATACAGAATTTCTGCATAGTAGTCAGGGTGTACATGACCTCGCCAAGTTGCTACCTGTCGTTTTTTAGAGTCAAGTACTTGGCAAACGGAATAGTCACCCCCTCTTACACCCATCGCAACATCAGCACCAATGACGTATTGTTCGCCCTCTTGGTGTTTTCTGTAAGTGCTTAGTTCACCACGCGCATTGTTAAGCCACTCTCCACCCTCTAGAGCCAAACGCTCTTTTAGGTCTTGAGTTTTGTCCATAGACTTTACAATCTGATCTGGGTTAAACACTGGTCTACCAGTAGTCAAAAATGCTTCATCAGGCTCACTTGGGTATTCCTGTCTGAAGAGGTCTAAGCCATTCTGAGCAATCTTCCTACGCCTAAACATTAGCTGTGAATCATCGAGGTCATAGAGTTTTGCTAAATCATTTTCATCAGGCGTTCTTTCAAAGTTTTCAGGGACTTTTTCACGATATTCAACATCAGTAAACCAAGGTATAAACACAGGAACATAACCGTTACTGCCATCGACAGCACCACGCCAAAGGTCAGCAAAAATACCCGTAGCACCATTAGCGGTAGACTCGACGAATATCGCAGTGCCAGGAGAATTAGGTACGGCCTGAGTAAGACCATTCCAATTATCCAGTGCAGTACTTTTCTGCCAAAAGGCCAACTCTGAAGCGTGTACATGACTGAGCGTTTCGCCTCGTCCGATAGAATCACCGCCTGCTGTCGCAACCACATAACTGCTATCAAGGACATCAAAATTCATCTCTCTTCTGGAACTATACTTAGTGTGCGGCTTAAGGATATCGGGACAATGCTCATGAAATCTTTTAGTCATATCAAACAAAGCGCGAGTAGAGTCTGCATGGTGTGTGATTACCATTGCTTTACAAGCTGACTTTTGACTTACAGAGAAATACAGGTAGCCACCAGTGTAGGTAGACAGTCCTTGCTGTCTTGCCTTTAGAATGATTATTCGGACTTTACCTTCGGTGGCTATCTGGTTTCTTACTGCTTTATCGAGTATCTGCTGTGCTGAATTTAACTTGAGGGGGGATATTGCGCCTATCTTTGTTCTTATTTTAAGTGCCGCATTAGAGTAAAAGCTAAAATCATTCAGCAGTCTCTTGCGTATCGTCGCTATTTTCTGGTGCATCGGGTTGCTCATCCTCTTGCAATAATGAAGCAAGGAAATCTTCAGCTTTCGATATAGAAACATCAGATTTACTTGCAGGCTTTGACTTAGTGAAGTCCAGTACCAACCTTGCGGCCGCTAGACGTTCTCTTGTCTCACCCACTAGGCGCATGACCTCAACTGCTGTCGATAGAGCCTCTTTTTGATACTCGTCTTCAATGTTGTATTTGTCACTCATAATCTCTACTACCTTTTTTGCTTCTTGTTTAGCTTTCTGGCGCAGGGGTTCAATCGTTTCTTTACGATAGCCGTCAGGTACTCCCTTCGGCCTGCCTGCGTTTTTACGCGGTTTTGTTGACCACTCTTTTCTTAGCGCCCTTCCCTCTGGTGTTGACATCAGGGTCGAGAAGTAATTGTTTTTCTTTTTTACTTCCGACTTCTTTGGGTACTTTAGCTCTTTGGGTGGGGCTTTCGGCCTCTTCTTTCTTTCCTTTTCCATCTATGTGATCCTCAAGGATTGACTGAACTAGCTTCCGCGTGACCACACTTGAGTTACACAACAACTCAGGGGGCAACTCATAGTGCATCTCTTTGAATACGTCAATGCGCTGTGAGGGAGACAGAAGTTTGCTAGTTTTCACTTCTTGTATTGCTATTAGGTATGGCACTAAGTCCATTACTTTAGTATTAAGCACATAACTCTCCTTATGTGGTTGTTTAGACAGATAGAATACCTTGACCTTCAGGCAAAGGCTGAATAGGAGGCTGTTGCTTCTCCTCCTCTTCTCTCTCTTTTGCCGCCATGCCTGCCATCACGATAGCCAATATTGTTGCTATTGGGTTTGCATGGAAACTAACAGGGAAAGCCTTGTTTTGGGTTTGGAAATACTGCTGTATTAGCTTAGAAGTTTCAGGTGCTACTTCTTTCATTAGTTTAGGGTTAGCCAAGTACACCCATACTGGGTCTACAGCTACTTCGGCAGAATCAGTAATGTAGCTAAGATGTCTTTTTCCTTTTTTACTTAGGCCATTTTTATAGTTGTTCATCGCAATTCTTTGCTCTGGTGTAAGTGCGCTACCACTCAAGTCATTACCAGTGTTTTTTAAGACCTTGTCAAAGAAGCGCCTCTGGTAAGAGAAAGACCTAACATAGTCACTTCCCACGGCAGGGTTTCCTGCAAAAGAGACTAGAAGTTGGTTCTGTATGTAATTAATCTCTTTTAGTATCTCTTTTTGTTGTTCGGTAGCGCCCTCAGACTGAGCATCTTTAATAGAAGTATTTAAAACATCTCTAAAACTACCCTCAAGAATAGGCTTTCGGGCTTTACTATCGGGGTGTGCAGAGAGTTTTTTCATCCACTGGGGTTTTTTAGTAAAACCATAGGCATTACTTGTCCCCTCAATGGTATGGGAAATTTCATGGGCTAGAAAAATCAACACCTCTAAATCAGTCTGCTTGCTTGTATCCTTTACTCCAATTTTAGCGCGTTTGGTAACATCATGGGGTTGTGCGTTAAAGCCCATAAGAGTCTTTCCGTTGACACCGTAGTAGCCAACAGATTTCCTGTACCTATCAAAGGCGGCTTGGCTTTTAGATATATTGATAGACAAGTTAAGTGCTTTACCCAATGCAAGAAAATCATCAACATTAGAAATTCCGTTCTCCCACACAGAACCTTTGTTACCGATATCAAATACTTTGATAATTGATTCGGCAGTTGGTAGCAAAGCCTTTACTTCAGGCGCAGTAGGAATACTAATTGGTGGAGGCAGTTGCTCTGATTGAGGCTCTGGTTGAACTACAGGAGGCTGTGGCTCTGGCTGTATCGGCTGACCATCCACGCCTACGATTGGAGAACCAGAAGGAGGAGTCGCAGGAGGAGGAGTTGTTTCTCCACCGCCCTTACGTGCTTCCTGTTGTTGAATAACTCTATCTTTATAAGCTGTAACATACTTAGCAATAGCGGATTGAGGTATCTGCTGAACTTGTAAGGCTTTCTCTATAGCAACCATAGCGTCTACAGGGTTCTTGCCTAAGTCGTAAAGCATCTTGTCTAGCGCCTTACTGATTTGTTCGCGCTCCCTAGTGTTCAAAGACACATCAGACTCTAAATCTTCTTTAAGCTGATTTACGATAGCGTTGTTATCTACTTTGCCTAGCTCTTTAGGAGTGATAGCCCGACCAGAACCACCACCAACAGCAATAGCTGTGGCTAAGCCGCGTGGGTCTTCTATAGGTCTAACTCTGCGCTTGGCTACTTCAGGATTGTTGTTTGCTAAGAGGTTAATGTAGTTCACAGCGAATCCAGATACCTTCTCGCCATACTTCATGCTTTCTACTAGAGTCTCTAAGTCTTTACGGACTGAAGGATCAAGTTGAGGATTTTGCAATGCTTCAGCTATTGTTGCTTCAAGCCCTGCTCTGTCCATACCAGTGAATCTTTGGTAGATATCTTCTGGGCTTTTGTCTACTGGGGGCGCACCTTCGGTATATAAGAAGAACCTCTTGGCTCGTCTAGCTTGAGTTTCTTCTTCAGATTTTGCTTTGGCTTTTTCATTAGCGGCTTTGGCTTTTGCTAAGTTTTTATCTCTCTCGCCTAGACCATAAACTGCGCTTAATCCTGGCTTGGCTTTATTTTGTTTGATGTAACGCTGTACTTTAGAGCGCCTACCTGTAATGCCATCAATCATCCTACCGCCTACAAAAGCTCCGGCTTGGAATGGTAAAGTTGCGCCTGCTGTAGAGCCTGCAAGACCACCAAAAGTAGCGGCTCTTAACGCATTAGTCAGTGCGGTTTGTCCACTGTAGTTATTACCTTGGGGAAAGGGACTAGCGTTGTCAGTAAACTTAGACACACCACCTTTTAGTCCTGCATTGTAAACTTTTGTTAATTCTTGGCTTTCTTGGACTGTCTGTATAAGACGCTTACCATCAGCCGTACCTCCAACTAATCTTTTTAAAATCTCAAAGTCTTTTTGGCCTACGACTGACTTAACTTTATTCTTAGATTGTTGCAACAAATTTTTTTACGGCAAATCTATCAGCTATTTCTGCTGAAGAAAGACTTTTGTCATTAACATT